TTTCAAGAGAGTATTGGGAACAATCTGAAAAACATAACTGTTGTTTTGTAGATAATGATCCTGACTACCATGATTTTCTTCAAGAATTACATAGAAAATTAGCCAACACCACACTTGGAAACGGAAGTTTGTATTGGGGAATGTTGTAAATAAACAACAACTAAATTTACTATAAGGTATTGACTTAGATTTTGATTCGTGGTAAAATCGCCTTGTCAAGTTTTTTAAAAAAAGAAGAATAAAGTTTAAAATATGAAAACTAATATATCATTATTATTAACTGATGATCAAAGATTAAACTTAGGTCAGAAGTATTATAATACTAAAGGAAATAAATTAATAACTAGAAAAGATCTTAACAAGATCGTAGAAGATTATATTGAGTCTGTGCTTAATGCTAGACCTATGGAAGAAAGCAGTACAAAAGATCCTCTCTTAAAGAAAAGATGGAGTAGTTTAGAACAGCTTATCAAACACTTTGAAAAGACAGATGAAGAACAAGTCGTTGCTTACAATGGGTTTAGTGTAACTACTGATAAGTATATCTATACACTTTCTTTTGGGCAATTGCGTAGGAAAATAGCATGAAAGAAAACACAGAAGCAAGACCAGTATGGGAGTTTAATGGTTTAGACAAGGACAGAAAGCCTAAGTTTAAAAGACCTACTTATGAATCTCTTAAAGATGTGTTAGAATTTTTAGAAAAGAAAAAAATTAAATACATTGTAAGTGAAGGAAGAAATAAAAGTATTGCTATTTACACCAGAGTGCATAAATATCGTTACTACTATACCACAGGAAGATGGTCGCAAAACAATCTCCATAAGTGGATTAAAAGAAGAACTAAAAAAACATATTATATGTCCAAAGACATTAAAGATTTTTACACTAGATTTCTTTTACCAGCAATAAATAAAGAAAAAGAGTATCCTTATATTAAAGAAGTAGGCATAAGAAAATATGGTTATCCTAAATATGAATATGATTATATTAGAACTCAAATAGGGCATAACCCTAGTTTAGCAAGAGAATTTTATTTATTTTTCTATTACGATAGAAGTAAATATCTTCCTTTTATAAATCCTGACGGAATTAACTGGATTAAAGATACAGTTGAATATAAAAAATTTAATAAAGAAAAAACACAAAGTAAAATATCAAAAATATTAAATGTAAAAAAATAAATAGCTTGACAAGATCTTAATAAGGTATTATAATAATATATAGATATAGAATTGTAAAAAAATAAATAATATATATATAGAGCCATCGGACACTACTACAATATCAATTATAATTTCTTTTTTATAAATTTGTAGTGTCCTTTCTGCCAGTCGGGTTAGTTTTTCAAGTTGGTTTTTCTAACGGCTCTAAAAAAACCAACAAGCCTTTTTATTTTTTTCCACACTCTTATCTAAATTAAAAATAGTGCTTGACATTATAATCGCAATGTGATATAATCGGCACTATTGAATTAATAATAACAACAACAACTATAAGAGGATTTATTTATATGGATAATCAACAACAACAACAACAACAGAACGTAAGACAAGCAAAAGGCACAGCTTATTGGGCAAGCATTACAGTTCCTAATACTACATTCGAACCTGTTTATCAACTAGAGTTAGTGTTAGACGATGCAACTGCTGATGAATTTGAAGCCAGAGGCTTTTCTACTATTAATGGAACGGCAGTCAAACGAGATGGATCTATGAAAACATCGGATCACTATGACGGCAGAGCAGTTCTAATTAAAAGGAAAGTAAATCGTAAAGATGGAACACCTAACTTCAAACCAAAACTGTTTGACTCTAATGGAGAGCCTACTGAAGACATGGTAGGAAACGGATCAACTGTATTAGTTAAATACAGAGAGTGGGAAGTCGAGAATCAATTCGGACATTTCACAGGACTTGATCTCATTAGAGTAAAAGTATTAGACCTAGTAGAATACATAAGTTCTAGTGAGTTTGACGAAGACGATGAATTTTAATTTTAATAATAATAGCAGAGGTAATTAAAAATGAACGAAGAAGTACAGAACCCAAAGCCTTTCATCACTATTGATGATGTTCAAATAAATGTTGAAGACTTACCTGAAGATGGTCAAGCTATCTTTGGTAGAATTCAACGCTTGAACCAAAAGAAAGTAAATCTTGTCCTAGACTTAGAAGAAGTCAACGCAGGATTAACTTCTTTTACGAGCAGTATTATTAGTATTGTCAATGCTGATGCAGGTGCAGACGTAGCAGAAGAAGAATCAGATGTTCCAGACATCGAAGAAACTGATGCGTTTCCGCCTGAAGAAGAAGATTAATTACTTGGCAAGGATCTTGAAATACAGACAGTCAAGTTTTAGCATAAGCGGTGTGTCGAGTAAGAGGAAGACACTTAAATATTTCCTGTTAGGTCGGGCATAAAATATTGTGCCAAAGCAGTTAAAACAACAGATCTTATAAACAGAGCCGTATTATAATTGAGGTTTTGTTAGTTTTAAAAAGGATAATGAAATGAAAAATAAGTTATCTATACCGAGAGCAGAAAAAAACTAACCACAAAAACAAACCAATACTTAAAAGAGGAGTATCAATGAACATGACAGATCACGATGGATCAAATTGGGATCAATACAATTTACCTTGTCCTAAATGTGGTGGCTCAGATCCAGTAGCTAAAAACAAAGACGGATCAGCACATTGCTTTAGTTGCGATGCACACTTCTCTGACTACGAGAAAGCAGGTGGAGTTGTGCCTGATGATACTAACTCTGACAACAGCAACAAGCAACAAGTATCTAATATAAAAGACCACAAAAATAAACTTAGTGTTCCTAAGAACGGAGTGTTCAAAGACCTAACTGATAGGCGCATCTCAAAACAAACTGCCATTAAATATGGTGTCAAGGTTGTTGAAAGCACAAGCGAACACATCTATCCTTATTATGCAGGCAATCAGCTAGTAGCCACAAAGGTGCGCTATAAAAGCCAAGACGGAGTAGCAAAACGATTTGCAGTTAATGGTTCTTTTTCTGATAGTGGACTATTCGGTGAACAACTATTCAGCACAGGTGGAAAATATATTACACTTGTCGAGGGTGAATGTGATGCTATGTCTGCTTATGAAATGCTTGGCTCCAAGTGGGCAGTAGTTTCTATTAAGAGAGGAGCAGCAGGCGCAGTCAAAGATGTCAAAGAGAGCCTAGAGTTTTTAGAAAGTTTTGATAACGTAGTAATCTGCTTTGACAATGACAAGGCAGGTCGTGCAGCATCTCGCAAGGTTGCTCGTTTGTTTACTCCAAGCAAAGCAAAGATAATGACTTTGCCTGAACAGTTCAACGATCCTAATGATATGCTTTATGCAAACAAAGGAAACTTATTTAATCAAGCTTGGTGGGCATCTAAGGTTTATACACCAGCAGGTGTAATAAATGTATCAGAATATAAATTAAAGTTCTTCAACAGAGAAAAGAAGAAGAGTGTTCCTTATCCGTTTACAGGCTTGAATAAGAAACTATATGGATTAAGACAAGGAGAATTAGTCACACTCACAGGTGGAACAGGCTTGGGTAAGTCTAGTGTAACTCGTGAATTAGAGCATTGGCTAATCAAACAGACAGATGACAATGTAGGTATCATTTCTTTAGAAGAAGATCCAAGCAGAACAATTAGTGGTATCTTATCTATTGAAGCTAATGCAAGGTTATATATTGACCAAGTATTAGAAGAGTTTTCCAAAGAAGAAATAGATAAATTCTTTGATGTTCTTTATAGTGGAGAAAACAAAAACAGAGTATGGATTCATGCGCACTTTGGCACTAACTCTATCGAAGAAATCTTTTCTAAACTTAGATATATGATCGTTGGTTGTGGTTGCAAATGGGTGGTGATAGATCACTTACACATGCTGGTTAGCGCAGTCCATGATGGAGATGAGCGCAGAGCCATAGATTCAATAATGACTAGGCTCAGAAGTATTGTCGAAGAAACAGGAGCAGGTTTAATATTAGTATCACACCTTAGACGAGTCGTTGGCAACAAAGGACACGAGAATGGAATACAAGTAAACCTTAGTCATTTGCGTGGTAGCCAATCCATAGCACAGTTATCTGATTGCGTTATAGCTTTGGAACGAAACCAACAAGCAGATGATCCTGAAGAATCACGAACAACAATTTTGAGAGTATTAAAATCCAGATACACAGGCGATGTAGGTTTAGCAGATCGTTTACTTTACGATAAAGAAACAGGTCGTTTAAACGAAGTGCCTATTGAGGATTATGAAGACGATGGAAACGATGATATAGAGTTTGATGACTATGCGTAGTTTAGTATTTGATATAGAAACAGATGATTTGAAAGCCACAAAAGTGTGGTGTATCGTGGCTCAAGACCTTGATTCTAATAAAATCTTTCGGTTTGCTCCTCACCAATTAGAGTCAGGGCTTGGGTTGCTTCAGTCGGCAGACAGATTAGTAGGACATAACATCATAGGGTTTGACATACCTATAATAAAGAATCTTTTAGGAGTTGATCTAAGCACCAAGAAGTTAGTTGATACTCTTGTACTATCTCGTTTGCTTAATCCTGTTCGTGAGGGTGGGCACAGCTTAGAGATGTGGGGTTATCGCCTTAACTATACAAAGACAGAGTTCGATGATTATGCTAGGTATTCTCCAGAGATGTTGAAATACTGTACTAGAGATGTTCAACTGAACACTATGGTTTATTACAAACTACGAGAAGAAGCCAAAGGATTCTCAAAAGAAAGTGTGGAACTTGAACAAGAAGTTAGTCTTATTTTAAAAGAACAAGAACAAAATGGTTTTGAATTTAATAGACAAAAAGCTGAGAAACTTTTATCAGACCTCTATAAAAGAATGAATGAAGTAGAAGAAGAAGTACACGAAACATTTAGACCTAGACAAATATTTGAGAAAATTACACCTCAGTATATTAAG